GACGCTTCTGCGTGTCTGCTAACTCTTTAAGGACGTGTATTACTACACGCTCTTCCAACCATATTTGATTCGCGTCGAATATGGCAAAACGACGGTTGTCGGATCGACGAGTTCTCCGCTTAGCAAATTGCGGAGAAGTCTCTCCCAAGAGTCTAATTCAGTTTGTACCCTCGAAGGAGGGACAAATCGAACCCTGAATTCGTCTCTTTGAAGAGAAGCATTATACCTATACTTGATAGGCAAAAGGGAATTTAACCCGTCTGCCGCACAGGGACAAGGTATATTGATGTTCGGAAAAGGGCTTTCGGCAGTGCCGAACGGCATAACACCGTAGACACGTTCTAAAGCTCTCTTCAGAAAATCAAAACATTTCTCATACCCCTTCATGAAAAGGTTATTCATGTAAGAGGCATAAGAGGTGTATGCGCTCCCATCCGACGCTAGGTCGCTCCATAGGGTCCTTACGCGAGTCGGAGTGACTTCGATACCTGCAAAGGCATCCATGCCACATGACTCACGAAAGTTACCTATGATACAGGACTTATCTACGTTGACAATCAAGCCAGCGCTAGATAAAGCCTGTATAACGACCTCGGCACTATGTGTGGGAATGATAATATCATCACCATACACAAATGTCGAAGCCGCCACGTCCGAAACGGTCAGCCTTTCGGCCACACATCTCGCAGCTACACAAATAGCCCAAAAGGAAATCGCTTCAATAGGAAAGCAACAAGCTGATCCCATTGGAGCGAATTTCTTTAAGGGAACTACACTCCCATCCGGGAGTCGTGTAGCAGTCGTCCGACAACTCTCAAGACATCGTATGATATCAATTCTCGAAGAGAAGAGATACCGCATGAGATCAAGAGAATTTCGGTCAGAGGCGTCCTTGAGATCTAAGGTGGAATAGCTTTTATCCACACTGGAAATCAAAGCCAAATCACGATTGATCTGCTGAGACGAAAAGTTGACCCTGCCGGAAGTTAGTGGATGGTTTTCCAACCAATCCACTATCTTACGACCCAAACCCTGTTGAATAAATTGATATTCGAGGGGTTCACAAGAGATCAACCTGGGTCCTCTGGAATCCTTTGGGACTAAAACGACTTTTGCAACGCCACTTTCGTGACGCTCCAAAGAGTCCATTTCGTCCCAAGAGTCAAGTGTGTGGTCGAAATTCGTTCTCATGAATTGTGAGAACGGATACTCCCGGTGAAGATCTGAATAGTACCTTGAAAAGGTCCACTTCTGATCTAACCTTTCACCGGTAGCGACTGCTCCTGGACCATGTTTAGGTCTGATATCTTTAGGATCGAAATCCGAAAAGATATCCTCGATAATCCAACTAGCGAGGTC